TAAAAAAACAAAAATTTATGAAAAAAGATTTTATTCAATGCGAAATCGCCGAAAATTGTTTTGGCGAAACTGAATCACCAATATCTACAAATGGTGATGTGACTATCAAATGGTTAAAAGAAAAAGAAGGTGAAACTCTTGAAACTGGTGCTAGAGAATACCAAAGAGAAAAAGTAGCAAGTTTGAACTTTAAGCAAAGTTTGTTACTTACCATCCTTTTAAAAGGATATGCAAAAATTCCACAAATTCACATCAGAGTTAGTAAACGTGGTAAAGTTTATTGCTATGAGTTGGTTGATGGTCAACAAAGAGTCACTTCAGTTTTAGGATTTTTAAAAGGAGAATATAACTTACCACCAAAATTGGTAGTTGATGGGTTTGCAATCGGAGGGTATTCAGCTCAAAAACTAAGACAAGAACATCCTAATTTGTATAACAAAATTTTAGATTATCGTATTTTATGTGGTTGGTATGAAAATATGGATGATGAAATGACCGCTGATTTGTTTATTAACGTATTGAACAAAGTAAATTCGATGAAGCCTCAAGAAATCCGTAACGCTGTTCGTGGATTCCTATCATCATATATTCGTAATACGGCTAGGTTTGAAAAACACCAATTGTTTACAACTATTCAAATTGATGGTAAGAATCCTCAAAAATCGTTACTACATTTTTCTAAATCATTTACACTTAACCAAAGGATGGAAGTAGATGAGTGGCTATCAGAACTTATATTTTTATCTGTAAACGGGTTTAGAAAGGGTGTTCAACCTTCACAACTTACCGAATGGGTAAAAAAAACACAAGCGGTTGGTGGTGATTATTCAACGGAAGAAAAGTTTAAGAAGCTGAAAAAAAATATTGATGATTTGTTAGATTTTTCTAATAAAGTTATTACAACCGTATCATCCGATTATAAACAAAGACTTACACCAATGTTATCTCAAATATTGATATTGTATGGTTATGAGTTAAAAGGTAAATACGGAAAGCTTCAGATTGATACATATACAACTAAATTTTTTGAAATTTTCACTAAGTGGAGTAATCCAAACCTTAAATTGTGGGTAGATTATCAAATGCCAAATGGAAATCCTATGAAACCATTCAATGAAATGTTTGGTGGTAAAAATTCAAACGCTATTGGTGGTATATGTAGTGTTTTAGATATGGAACTTAAAAATGATTTAGATTCATTTGGTGTTATTGAATTAGACCCCCGTGAAACATTTTCAAAAGGAGATATTCTTAAAAAATGGTATGAGCAGGATTGTAAAGATTATTACACTGGTTTACCATTGGATGAAAATGATTTAGCTGGTGACCACTATGTTCCTCGTAGTTATGGTATAAAAAGAGGCGGTGTTACCGAATATCACAATCTTGTAGTTTGTCACTATACAATCAATAATCAAAAGTTGAATATACATGGTGATGACTTTATCAAACAATTTAAAAAAGAAGAGTTAGTATAATGAACTTTTGGGATAGTATAGATTATAAAAACAGCAGGAAGGTGTTGGTGATTCCAAATATCACCAACTCTTCTAATATTGAAAAGGATTCTTTTATTGATGTTATTCATAACCATATTAAGGCATTAGAAAAATATGGTGAATACTTTTGGCACGTATTAGTGCCAACTGGAAATGTTACGAAGAAACTTAATTTACCAAACGTAAAACAGCATCAAATTGATATTCCCGGCGATATGATGAATCAGAGAGCATTCCCATCTGATAAACTCATATCTTTACTAAGGGATGTTGAATATGATGTTATATATTCTCATTTACCAGATTGGCCTCAAGTTGGTAGATACAAAAAATCAATGGATACTAAAATTGTGGGTTATTGTCATTGGTGGGAAATGAAATCATCAAACGGACCTGATAATAGGCCTGGCAAAGCAAAGTGGTTATGGTTACCTATGGAAATCTTAGGTGTATCTCAAATGGATACTTGCTACCTAAATACACAAGACCAAAAGAATAGGGTATTGGAAGAGGCAAAGGAAACTTTTAACGATGCGTTTGTTAATAAGTTGGATACTATTTTACAGGTTTGGAATTTAGGTGTAGACCAATCAAAGATTGTGTTAACACCATCGGAAACTAAACGAAATATAATTGTGTTTAATCATAGGGCAGCTGCATATAAGGGATATCCTAAATTCTTAGAGCTTATGAGAGAATATCGCCAACGTAGAACTGATTTTGTTGTTTGGATTCCTCAATTAGCTGGCGAATCTCCTGAAAATTGGATTGATAATTCTAAATCACCAAAGCATGAGTATTACCAACGATTGCAGGAATGTAAAGTTGGTATTCAAATGAGGCAAACTAATTATGGATGGAGTGTTGCCGCTACCGATTGTCTTATGAATGGTACTCCTATGATTTATCAAGAATCTTTGTGTTATAGAGAGATTGAACCTGATGGTTTATTTTTTACACAAAAGAAAGAGTTGTTTGATATGTTAGACAGAATTTTAGATGACGATACTTATCGTAGTGAGCTCGATGAAAAAGCCATACAAAGAGCAAGAAGGCTATCACTAAATGAAGATAGAATGGTTAAAGAATTACATAAAAAATTAAGCGAATAGTGTATCAGAATTGTTATTATCAAAGAGAAAAAAACTTAGTACATATTTGGGATGATAAATTAGGTTATCGGTCATTTCCATATACACGTTATGCTTATGAAAGGGCGAATAAGGGTGAATACATTTCACTTTATGGTGATAGGTTAACTAAGATTTACAAATTCAAAAAAGATGACCCAGAATTATTTGAATCGGATGTACCAGAAACAACACGCGTTTTGGTTGATACATATACCGAATCAGATATACCATCTGAAGGACATATTATCCTTACATACGATATTGAGGTTGAAATGGAAAGTGGATTGCCTGATGTAGAAAAAGCAGAAAACGAACTAACAGCTATCGGTTTACATGATGGTGCTACTGACCATTATTGGGTATTGATTATGGATAAAGATGGAAGGTTGCAAGAAAAAAAGACTGGGAATCGTACTGTAATTCCATTCAGAGATGAAAGGGATATGGTTTTAAAATATTTGGATTTATACGAATACATTAACCCATCTATTGTTACTGGTTGGAACATTGACTATTTTGATACTCCATATCTATACAATCGAATTAAAAGATTATTAGGAGCTAAACACGCCAATAGATTATCACCAATAGGTGAGTGTTTTTGGTCACCATATCGTAAGAGATTTTTTATGGCAGGTGTATCCTATTTGGACTACTTAGCACTTTATAAAACTTACACATATTCGGAATTGGATAATTACCGATTGGATAATATATCAATGAAAGAATTGGGTAGGGGTAAAATTGAGTATAAAGGTAACTTAGATGACTTATTTAAAAATGATATTGATAAGTTCATTGAATATAACTTGATTGACGTTGACCTGGTAGTTTCATTGGATAGAAAATTACAATTTATTGATTTGTGTAGAGGTATATGTCACGCCGGCCATGTTCCATATGAAGATTTCGTTTATTCATCAAAGTATTTGGAGGGAGCAATGCTTACTTACCTTAAACGTAAGAACATTGTAGCACCTAACAAACCTGCGGATAGGCAAGAACGTATGGATGCTATTAGAGAAAATGGAGAAGAGAAATTTATTGGAGCATATGTTAAAGCACCTATCGTTGGTAAATACGAATGGATATATGATTTGGACTTAACTTCACTATACCCATCAATCATTATGACTGTAAACATCAGTCCTGAAACTAAGATTGGTAAAATTAATGATTGGGATTCTCAAAAGTTTATGAAAGGTGAAGTTGATATGTACACAATTGGTGATAGACAGATTACCAAAGAAAATCTTCGTAAGCTATTGGATGAAAGTAAATATTCAATAGCATCAAATGGTGTAATGTATCGTACTGATAAGCCCGGTTGTATTCCTGATATTTTAGATTTGTGGTTTAATCAACGTGTGGAATTCCGTAAGTTAGAAAAGAAGTTTGGTGAAGCTGGTGATAAAGATAAATACGCATTCTATAAGAAACGCCAGCTTGTACAAAAGATTCTTCTTAATTCACTTTATGGTGTATTGGGATTACCTGCTTTCCGTTTCTATGATGTTGATAACGCTGAGGCAGTAACACTAACAGGTCAGACCGTAATTAAATCAACTGCGGATATGGCTAACATTAAATACAATAAGGAGTTAGGAACAAAAGGTGGAGACTATAACATTTATATTGATACTGATTCGGTATTCTTTTCAGCAGTACCCATTTTAGATTTTAGATTTCCTGATTGGAAAACAAAAGAAGATAAAGAAATTGCACTTTTGGTGGATGGTATAGCTGGCGAAACCCAAGACTTTCTAAATAACTTCTACAACATATTAGCTGAAAAAGTATTCAATGTAGAAAAAGAAAAACATCGTTTTCAAATTAAGAAAGAGTTTGTTAGTAGAAGTGGTATTTGGATTGCTAAGAAACGATACGCTCAATGGATTGTAGCTGAGAATGGTATTCCGATGGATAGATTGGATGTTAAAGGATTGGACGTAGTACGTTCATCATACCCTACCGAGTTCCGTAAGTTTATGAGTGAGGTTCTCATTCAGATTCTAAAAGGTGATGGTGAAGATGTATTGACAGATAAGATTCAAGCGTTTAAGAAAGCATTATCAACGATGGATGTGACCTCTATTGCTAAGAACTCGGCTGTAAAAGAATTATCAAAGTACATGCCTAAGAAACCAACGGCAATGTTCCAATTCGCATCAGCAACCCCGGCACACGTTAAGGCAGCAATAGCACATAATCAATTGTTAGTACACTTTAAATGCCCGTCTAAATATGAACCATTGAGAGATGGTGATAAGGTAAAGTGGGTATATCTAAAGCAAAACCCATATGGATTGGATGGATTAGCATTTAAAGGGTATAATGATGCACCAGAAATTATGGAATTGGTAAAACAATATGTTGACTATGATAAAATTTTTGAAAGAGAATTACTAAAGAAATTGGAGGATTTCTATGGAGCATTGGGTTGGGGTGAGGTACTTTCCGCAGCTAAAACTGCTGAAAAATTCTTTTCATTTTAATTTGGTATATTGGATATTATTTTGTATATTTGTATTTCTAAACTTTAAACACGTAAAATAAAAATTATGAACAAAAGTAAATTTGATGGTTTTATTAATCGTTATAATCTCGGAGGTGAGATTGAATCGGTTATGGTTAAATCTAATGACACAGACCTTTCGGTAAGAATGATTTCAGATGACAAAACTCTATTGGGTGATGTTGCTGTAACCGAAGATGGTTTTCCAAATGGTGAATTTGGTGTTTACACTACATCCCAACTAAAGGGATTGTTGAGTGTATTGGACGAAGCAATTTCAGTTGAAGAAGTAACTGGAGCACTAAAGTTTTCTGATAAAGGAACTAAAGTTCAGTATATGTTGGCAGCGCCATCAGTTATCCCAGCGGTACCTGATTTGAAAGCACTTCCTCCATTTGATGCTTCGATTACATTGAATGATGACTTTGTAAATAAGTTCATCAAATCAAAAGGTGCATTGGCTGATGCTGATACATTTACATTCACTTGTAAGTCTGGTGCTGGTGAAATCATTTTAGGATATTCATCAATCAACTCAAACCGAATTTCAATGAATGTTGATTGTAAATGCGAAAATGATATTGAACCAATTGCATTCTCAGCAAAGTATTTAAAAGCAATCCTTATGGCTAATAAGGGTTCTAAAGAATCTTCTTTGAAGATTTCATCTAAAGGATTGGCACACGCTTCCTTTACTGATGGTGATTTTAAATCAAATTATTACCTCGTAGAAATTAAGTAATTATGAGTTTTTGGGATACCGAACCGGCTAAACCTGTCTTTGACTTTGATGCCGAAAAGCAAAAGTTAAAAGAAAATATGGACTACCTATTTAGTATGTCCGTGCAAGAGCAAACACTATACAAAAAGTGGGTAGAGCTGCAAGAACCTATTATGGTTAAGGATAAGTCCCAAATAGCAACTTATTACGATTTACAATGGAAACCAACCGATATCAACAATAAGGAACTGACGATAAAAGAAATTGAGGCGTTAGAACCTTATGTTGAAATCGTAGAAGATAATCCAAAAGAATCTACAAAGTGGGCACAAATTCGTAGAATGATTCATACTATGGATTTCACTGCTAATCCTGGCCGTAACGTTAAGATTAATGTTAAGGATAAGGTGAGTGGTAAACTATTAGGGCAGATTTCACTGGCATCTGATGTAACCGCATTGGGTGTAAGAGATAATTATATTGGTTGGACAAAAGAAGATAAGTTCCAAAAGGGAAAGTTGAATCATACTACTATTGCATCAACTATTGTGTGCACACAACCATTAGGTTACAATTTTTTAGGTGGTAAGTTGGTAGCAATGATGACCACCGTTCCAGAAGTTAGAAACTATTGGAAAACAAAGTATGGAAATACTTTAATAGCAGTAGGTACAACTTCCCTTTATGGAATACATTCACAATACAATGGAATTCCACTTTTCAAAACTTTGGGTGAATCAGCTGGTAAGATTAGTATTAAGCCGGATGATAAGTATTATGACCCTTGGCATCAATGGTTAAAAGAAAATCGTTCAGAGTGGTATAAAACAAATATTACCGAAGAGAGAGAACGTAATGGTGCCAATATGGGTTACGATAGAAACGGACCTGTTAGTGGTATTAAACAAAAAATTATTACTCAAATCTTTAAAGAGTGTAGTATAAAAGCTAATGAATATCATCATGGTTTTAAAAGAGGTGTATATCTTGCTATGATGTATGAAAATGGTAACGATTTTCTTTGTGATAAAATTACCGAAGAGCAATTGGTACTAAAAGATAAATTTAAGCAAGGTGTTGAATACATTAATAAATGGTGGAAAAAGCACGCAATTAGTAGATATACAAAACTACACGAAGAAGGTAGATTAAAACCCGAACACTTATTTTACATAGATGCTATTGGAATGAGTTGGGAAGAAATGAAAGAAAAGTATTTAGGTGAAGTTGGTAGATAAAACAAAACAATATGGCAAAGAAAAAACAAAAAGAAGAAGTTACTGAAATACAATCAGAAACGTTAGAACAAAATGGTACTACACTATTATCAAACGAAGTTTACAAAGAGTGTGAATGGTGTTTTCAATTTGATGATGATACTCCACAAATATTTGCATGGACGGATGAAAATCAACCAGTTGATGAAGAACCAAAAGTGATATTTACTATATCAAACACTAAAAATTCTTATATTAACTTTACCGATAAAGTTACGGGTAGAGTATTTAGAATTTTTTCAAGAGAATTGAGTGATGATGGTAAGCAGATGCGTGATACGCAAAAGGCTGCTTTTGAACAATTTAAATCTCAAAGCAATGCAAATCAAAATAAAGAAGCTTAATCCAAACGCAGTAATTCCCGTATACGCCAAAGCTGGTGATGCTGGGATGGATTTAGTAGCAACATCAATTATATCTGATAAGCCTGAACAAATTACTTATGGAATGGGTATCGCTTTGGAAATACCTGAAGGATTTGTAGGACTAATATTTCCTCGTTCATCGGTTAGAAAGACCGGTTTGGATTTAAGTAACGCTGTTGGTGTAGTTGATAGTGGATATAGAGGTGAACTTCAAGCTACATTTAATAAAGTATTTGGTGGTGACCGTTTTTATGATGAAACAAAAAATACTGAAGATACATCAAATAACTTCTATAAAGTAGGCGATAGAATTGCACAAATAATGATTATACCATACCCACCAATTGAATTTATGGAAGTAGATGAACTTTCAGATTCAGAAAGAGGTGAAGGTGGATTTGGTTCAACTGGAAAATAATGATTTACGAAGATAAAATAAAAATTTGGAAAAATGGTATCTTAGCTGAAGATGAAATAAATTCAGATTTATGTAATTCTTTAGCAGATAAAATTTTGAAAAAAGAAAATTATATCTTATCTTTGGGACCAGCTAATTATCCACAAACTCCGCCAAATACAATAACAGGCAGACACGAATATTATAATTTGCTTGATTTTGATTGGGAAGAATTAAGAGAAGTAGAAAATAAAATAATAAAAAATGCTTCTAATATATTGGGTGGTAGTTCTTTTTATGTTAAGATGTGGGCTAACATTTTTAGAAATGGTGAATGTATAGTAAAACACATTCATCATCCTGAACCTGTTAGAGAAACTGACGAATTTAAAAACAATATATTCAAAACATTGTGTGGGCATTTGTTTTTAAGAAATGATACTGATTCTGATACAATATACCACTTTGATTCTGGTGTTCAAACTATAAAAAATGTACAAGGTGATTTTCATTTTTTTTGTTGTGTAGTACCACATGAAGTTTTACCATATAATGGTAATGAAAGAATTGGATTGGCATTTGATGTATATACTAATGATTTTTTTGAAGGAATTGGGATACCAACTCCATTTGGTTTAAAATTAATAAAATAAAAATATGTTTGAATATAAACAACAAACTTCGGATAACTCTCTATGGGTTGAAAAATATAGGCCTACTAAATTAGAAGATTATGTAGGTAATGAACATTTAAAAGAAAAGGTTCAGCTCTATATTGAAAGTGGAGATGTACCTCATTTACTTCTATACGGAAGAGCTGGTACTGGTAAAACTACTTTAGCCAAAATGATTGTAAACTCAATTGAGTGTGATTATCTTATTATTAACGCATCTGATGAAAATGGTATTGATACCATTAGAGAAAAGATTAAAGGATTTGCCTCTTCTATGGGATTTAAACCTTTTAAGATTTTGATTTTGGATGAGGCTGATTATTTAACACCAAATGGTCAAGCTGCACTTCGTAATGTAATGGAAACATTTTCAAAACATTGCCGATTCATTTTGACGTGTAATTATGTTGAAAAAATTATTGAACCTATTCAATCTCGCTGTCAAACTTTTCAAATTATCCCACCAACTAAAAAGGATGTAGCAATTCAAATTAATAAAATCCTAAAGAGTGAGAACATTAAGTTTGATGTTAAAGATTTAGTTCCAATTATTGATTCATCGTATCCAGATATTCGTAAAGTAATTAATACCTGTCAACATAATTCTATTAAAGGTGAGTTGAAAGTGGATACTCAAAATCTTTTGGAAAATGATTACAAAATAAAAGTATTGGATATTCTTAAATCAAAAGATGATAAGAGAAATAAATATATGAATATCAGACAGGCTATTATTGATAGTAAAGCAACTGATTTTACCGAACTATATACTTTGTTATATGATAAAGTAGAAGAGTACGCCCCAAATAACCCAACTGTTATTCTATTGATAGCAGAAGGATTGTATAAGTGTTCAATGTGTATTGATAAAGAAATACCAACAGCAGCAACACTAATTAACATTTTAAATGAACTATAATATGGCAAACATTTTAGGAGCAGGCGGACAGCCAATAGAAGAAAAACAAATTCCATTAGAAAAGACTGAAGCAATTGGATGTAAAAAATGCGGAGGAGAAATTTTTGTACAAGGTTTTGGATTCCGTAAGATTTCAAAACTATTAACTGGTAAACCAAAAGATGAGGTATTGCCGGTAGAATTATTCCTTTGCGGAGATTGTGGAGAAGTACTTAATGAATTACTACCTCCGGGTTTAAAAGTGGAAGAATAATGGCTAAATCTTTATTTGACCATATCAAAGCAATTACCAACGAACAAGACCAAAACTATTGGGATAAGTTGGATGAAAGCGATAAGAAAACTTGGAGTAACTATATGATACTTCGTTTTCTTTCAATGAATAATGATTGGATTGTTTTGCTATCGGAGTTACAACCAGCACTTCAAGAACTTCCACCAAAACTTTTATATAAGGCTTTAATTAATGGTATAATACCTAAAGGGAGGCATTTCTTAAAATATATGAAAGCATCTAAATCCGAAGAATACGAAGATTGGATTATAGAGTTGGTGAAAAAATACTACGAAGTTTCACTAAAGGAGGCTGAAGAATATTATCAAATTTTACACTTAACAAAAGAAGGTCACAAACAAATAAAGTATATAGCTGAATCATTTGGTACTGACCCTAAGAAGATAACAAAATTGAAATTGAAAATCTAATTTGGAAAATTCATTAAAATTTCGTATATTTGTTATATAAATAAAATTATGGCTAAAGTAAGTTTTTCTCAATATTCAATGTGGAGTTCTTGTCCACAACAATATAAATTGAATTACATAGATAAGTTAGGAGAAAGCTCATCAAACATTCATACAATCTTCGGTTCTGCTATGCATGAAACCATACAACATTATCTATCGGTTATGTATGGTGTATCTAAAAAGCAAGCAGATGAGATAAATTTGGATAAGCTTTTATTGGAGAGAATGAGAGAAAGCTTTACTAAAGAAAAGGAGGCTATGAGTGAAGGTTCTCCTTGTGAGCAGATTGAGATGGAAGAGTTCTATGGAGATGGTAGACGTATCTTACAATGGTTTACCAAACACATAGCTAAGTTTTATTCTAAATCAGGCTATGAATTGGTAGGTATTGAAATTCCATTAAATGCTAAAATAAAAGAAGGTGTACATTTCATTGGATTTATTGATATTGTTTTAAGAGATTTGGCGGAAAATGCAATTATTATCATTGACCTTAAAACATCAACGATGGGATGGAATCAGTATCAAAAAGCTGATAAGCTAAAAAATTCACAAATCCTTCTTTACAAAAAATACTATTCGGAGTTATTTAATATTCCACTTTCTAAAATTAAAGTAGAATATCAAATTCTTAGAAGAAAACTACCAGAAGATACTGCGTTTCCAGTACCACATATATCTAAACATATTCCACCAAATGGAGCACCATCGGTAAATAAAGTATATGATGAATTTATGGAATTTATCAATACCGTGTTTGATGATAGTGGTAATTACAAAGATATACCTTATCCAAAAGTACCAGGCAATAACAAAAAGAATTGTAAGTGGTGTGAATTCCATTCACGTGGAATTTGTGATGGTAAGGCTTAAAAAATAAATTTATCGGTTTTTATTTTTTGTTATACTTATATATATTAGTATATATATTTATAAAACCGATAGATTATGAATCAAGAAAACACAAAACTAACAACTGTGAAAATCTTGAAAGATGTATATTCATCATTCAAAAAAGTTTCTTTTGATTCGGATGTAACTTTACAAAAGCTAGTTAATAGAACTGTGGAAAGATATGTTTCGGATGAAGAGTTTAGACAAGAAATGAACGAATACTTAAAATTACAAATTTCAGGTTCACAATTTTAAAAAAAGTTATGGCAAAGAAAAAAATACTGTTACTTTCAGATGATTTAAGAATGGCTAGTGGTATTGCTACCATGTCAAAAGAATTAGTATTAGGTACTGTTGATAAGTACGATTGGTTTCAAGTAGGTGCAGCTATTAATCACCCAGACCAAGGAAAAATATTAGATTTAAGTCAAGATGTACAACAAAGAACAGGCGTTACGGATGCTAATGTTAGAATTTTAGCTTGGAATGGTTATGGTAATGCTGACTTACTTCGTCAATTAATTAACGCGGAAAAGCCTGATGCTATCATACACTTTACTGACCCTCGTTATTGGACATGGTTGTATGATATCGAACACGAAATCAGACAAAACGTTCCAATTCTATTCTATGCAATTTGGGATGATTTACCAGACCCATTATATAATCGTAACTACTATGAGAGTTGTGATTGGATTGGTTGTATTTCTCGCCAAACATATGGTATCATTAAAAGATTATCAGCCTTAGATACTAAACCAACTTGGAAACCAAAAGAAGATTGGCAAGTAAGTTATGTACCACATGGTATTGATTTTAATTTGTATAAACCAGCTGATGTATCTGAAGAATTCCGTAGTGAAATCCTAAAAGGCAAGGAATATGAATTTATTCTTTATTGGAGTAACAGAAATATTCGAAGAAAACAACCTGCTGATGTAATTTACGCTTTTAAACTTTTTTGTGATAAAATTGGAAAAGAAAAAGCAGATAAATGTGCATTAGTGATGCATACACAACCTGTTGATGAAAATGGAACTGACCTTCCTGCGGTAATTGATGCTGTTGCACCAAATTGTAACATCATTTTTTCGGAAAAAAGAAGAACTCAAGAAGAACTAAATCTACTTTACAATATTGCCGATTGTACAATTAACATCGCTAATAACGAAGGGTTTGGATTGGCAACTGCAGAATCGGTAATGGCTGGTACACCAATCATTGTAAATGTAACAGGTGGATTACAAGACCAATGTGGATTTAAAGTTGATGGTAAAGTATTAACACATGAAGATTATGTGGAAATTGGTTCTTTACATGAGTGGAGAAAGTGGGAAGGTAAAGTTGAAGCTGGGAAGTGGGCTGTACCTATTTGGAGTAGAGCTCAAGCGTTAGCAGGTTCAGTTCCCACACCATATATTTGGGATGATAGAGTTGATTTACATGATGTAGCTGAAGCTATTGAAAAAATGTATAACATTCCAAAAGAACAAAGAAAAGCAAACGCTCTAATTGGTAGAGAGTTTTTTATAAATGAAGCAGGATTATCCCATACTAATATGTGTAATCAGTTAGTAAACGGTATAGAAAGTGTATTCCAAAATTGGAAACCAAGACAAAGATTTGAAGTATTCAAAATAAAATAAGTTATGAGTAAGCCAACATTAGTATTTCAAGGACCTATTTTTACTAGAAGTGGATATGGTGACCATTGTAGAGATTTGATGAAATCACTTCGTAAAATGGATAAATACGATATAAAAATTATTCCACTTCGTTGGGGAAATACTCCCCAAAACCAAGTGAGTGACCAAACTGAATTTGGTAGATGGATGCTAGATAGAGTTATAGCTCAAATAGGCGATAAACCGGATGTGTTTATGCAGGTTTCAGTAGCAAACGAATTCGAACCAAAAGGACATTATAACATTGGTGTAACTGCTGGGGTAGAAACTACAATTGCACCAAAAGATTTTATTGATGGTTCTAACAAAATGGATTTGATTATTGTTCCATCTAACTTTACCAAAAGCAATTTAGGTGGCACAATATATCAGCAAAAAGACCAAGCAACGGGTCAAATAGTTGGTGAATACAAAATGACTAAACCAATTGAAGTTTTGTTTGAAGGAGTTGATACTGAAGTATTCAATAAAGGATTCCAAAAATCCGGTGATAAAGCTGATATCTTAGAAAACGTAAAAGAGGATTTCAATTTTCTGATTGTAGGGCATTGGTTAAAGGGTTCGTTGGGACAAGATAGAAAAGATATAGGAATGGCAATTAAAACATTTTGTACGGTATTCCAATATCTATCAGCAGATAAAAGGCCAGGTCTTATTGTAAAAACATCTCACGCTGGATTTAGTGTGATTGATAGAGAGGAAACTAGAAAAAAAGTAGAAGAGGTTGTAAAACAATTTGGTGATAAATGTCCATCTATTTACCTAATACATGGGGATATGGAAGAAACTGATATGAGTAATCTCTATCACCATCCAAAAGTTAAAGCAATGATTTCATTTGCTAAAGGTGAAGGGTATGGTAGACCAATGGCTGAGTTTACTTTGACGGGTAAACCAATTATAGCTAGTGGTTGGAGTGGACAAATGGATTTCTTAAAACCTGAAAATTCAGTATTACTTGAAGGTCAACTTACACAGGTTGATGAATCGGCTGCAGACCAATTTATATTAAAAGAAGCACAATGGTTTACTGTAAACTATTCAAATGCGGCAAATAAGATTTATGATGTATATAACAAATATAATTCATATTTAGAGCAATCAAAAGGTTTGAAAGAAAACACTCTTAATAATTTTACATTAGAAAAGATGAATGAAAAATTTGAAAGTATTCTTGATACTTATGTAAAGAAAGCACCTCAAATAGTTCCATTCAATGTTCCTAAGTTGAACACAAAAATGCAAATTCCCAAACTAAATAAAGTATAATGCCTTTTACACTATTATATAAACCATTAATAGAAAGAGAAGAAAGGGTATCGAAATCTAACTTATTTCCAAGAAATATTTATAGAATTTCATCCTATGAATATAAAGACGGAAAGACAAAAAGTTTAGCAGGTATAAAATCTTCTCTTGTATTTTTAGTTGGTATATTTGAAAAAAAGCTTATTTGTTTAAAAATTAGTGAGGTAAAACCTGATAAATTCTTTCAATGGTTAAAAACCATAGAGCAAAGTGGTTTAACAACGGAAGATTTTGATAAAGCAGAAAAATTAGAAGAATTACTTATATTGGATAATAGGGCTGGTAGTAAAATTTTCGAAAGCTATATAAAAAATAAACCAATTTATAATCTCAAACCAACTCCATACAGAACATATAATTTGGATGGTGTTAAATATATCCAACAAGTTCATATCAAAAAAGATATTTTGAAATCTTTCTATTTTTAGAAATTCTATCTTATTTTGTTGTCTGTTATATTTACTTGTATAAGAAAAACTTTGCAAAGTAAATAAAAGATGGCATTAGTAAAAAGACTAGAAAAGGGTTCTCCGCTTACCGCATCGGAGATGGACGATAACTTAACGTTTTTACAAAATCAAATAACTGCGGGTACAAGCGGAAGTGGTGGTACTTCGGGCTCTTCTGGTTCTTCTGGTTCAAGCGGAAGTAGTGGTACATCTGGTACATCTGGTTCAAGCGGTTCATCTGGTTCAAGCGGAAGCAGTGGTTCATCTGGTTCTTCTGGTAGTGGTGGAACTAGTGGTTCAAGCGGAAGTAGCGGCTCAAGCGGTTCTTCTGGTACATCTGGTACAAGCGGACAGGATGGTATAGCAGGTACGGGAGGCTCTTCTGGTTCTTCTGGTTCGTCTGGTAGTAGTGGTTTAAATGGTACATTTTTTGGTTCTTCTGGTTCTTCTGGTTCTTCTGGTTCAAGTGGAAGTAGCGGAACTAATGGTACTGCTGGTAGTGATGGCACTTCTGGTAGTTCAGGAACAAGCGGAAGTGCTGGAACTGATGGTGCCGCTGGTTCTTCTGGTTCTTCTGGTAGTAGTGGTGTAAATGGTACTGCTTCATTATCAATAACTCAAAGTGGTGGTTCAACGTACCCATCAACAACGGATATAACTTTTCAAGGTTTATTAGTATCTTCATCTGGAGCTGGAGCTGTTACTGTTTCATTAGCACCGGGTGGAGCAGGTACTTCCGGTTCATCTGGCTCGAGTGGTTCATCTGGAACGAGCGGAATTGGTTCTTCTGGTTCTAGTGGTAGTAGTGGTACAACTGGAGCGGATGGTACTAATGGAGCACCGGGCTCGAGCGGAAGTAGTGGTTCATCGGGCTCTGGCGGTCTGAATGGTACATCCGGTTCAAGTGGTTCAAGCGGTTCATCGGGCTCAAGTGGAGCCAATGGAATAAGTGGAACATCTGGAAGTAGTGGTACATCTGGAATGGGTACATCGGGTTCTTCTGGTACTTCTGGAAGTAGTGGTGTAAATGGATTGGGTATTAACGTTGGCGGATTCAGAGATAATGCAGTATTAACACTTCAAGGAACTGCTCCAAACGTAACTGCGGAAGATAATGTAACAATAGATGGTGACCTTTTGATGGTTACTGGTTCAATATATGTAACTGGTAGTGGTATAAGAGTAAGTGGTTCTATGAGTGTAACTGGTTCGGTTAATGTAACAAACGTACCACTTTCACAAAGACATAGTATGACCGGTTCTCTTTTCTTAACTGGTTCTGATACTAGATTTTATTCTCCAATAGCTGTTATTGGTGATTTGGATGTAACAGGTACAGTTGAGGTAGCTGGTACTGTAAGTGCTTCAGCATTTCATATTGTAAATCCTGGAGTACCTGTATTGGAATCCGCAACTGATATTAATTTACAAGCTGGTGGCGCAGTTAAAATAACTTCATCATCTTTAAGATTAGCATCATATGCTGGTACAATAACTGGTAGTTTTGGACAGAATGGAGATTTAATTTATGATTCAGGAAGTCACAAATTTGTTGGATATCAAAATGGAGCTTGGGCTGTAATTGCTGGTGGAAGTGGTGGTACTGGAACTTCAGGTTCATCTGGTTCATCTGGTAGTAGTGGTTCATCTGGCGTAAATGGTTCATCGGGTTCTTCTGGTTCATCTGGTAGTAGTGGTTCATCGGGCTCAAGTGGAACATCTGGTTCATCTGGTAGTAGTGGTTCATCGGGTGTAAATGGTACATCTGGTTCTTCTGGAACAAGTGGTGGATTTGTTGGACAGGGAGTATGGCAGCCGGCAACAACATATAACGTAAATGATGTAGTATCATATTCTGGAAAATCATATCTTTCCAATGTTGGTTCGAATGTAGGAAATCAACCGGATACATCTCCAGCTGAATGGACATTGTTAGCAGAAGCTGGTACTTCTGGTTCGTCTGGTAGTAGTGGTTCATCGGGCTCGTCTGGTACTTCGGGAGCTGGTACTTCTGGTTCATCTGGTACTTCTGGTACAAGTGGTGATGATATCCTTACTCCAAATAGACAAACTGCTTCATATCAATTAGCATTAACCGATGCTGGTAAAATTGTTGAAATGAATGTGGCATCAGCTAATAACTTAACTGTACCACAAAATTCATCAATAGCATTTGCAACTGGTACTCAAATAATGGTAGCACAATATGGAGCTGGACAAACAACATTAGTACAAGATACAAACGTAACAATTCGTTCAGCAAATGGTGCATTAAAACTAAGAACCCAATATAGTGGTGTAACATTAGTTAAAGTTGCAACAAACGAATGGTATGCATTTGGTGATTTAACAACCTAATAGTTTTTATATATGTTAAAAAGTCATAGTGGAGCAGCATCCAGCGCAATATCATATGTAGAAGTTTATGTATATCCTTCATACGATACAACAACTGTTTCTGCCGCAGGATATATAACTGAAGTTAAATCTAGATTTGCTACTAGTGATA